GTTTTAAATCTTCTTCTTCTTTTATACCCTCTAATTTTTCAGCCTCTAAACTTTCTTCTAGTTTTTTAGCTTCTTCTTTTTCTTGCCATTCTTTCATAGAACGTAAAGCGACAGAACTACTAGCAGCGTTATATGCTGGATAAGTTACCGAGCTGACATCATACAATTGAGATACCTTGTCGATAGTTCTTATATTCATTCCGTCTTTTACTTCCCAGCTATCTTCTTCAACAGTGAATGCAAAGCTAGATTGACTAATAGTACCATTCTTAAGCAGTTCCATCAAATCTCTAGCTGTTGAAGTGTTAGGCATATCAGCCTCGTATCTTAAACCTTTCTCATCGACAGATAGTCTTAAAGTTCCGTTAGTAGTTCTAGCTAGTATTAAGTTTGCATCGTGATTAACTAAGAATCTTACGTCATCTTCTAAACGACCATCAAAAGCACCTGGAGCAATATACTCTCTAAATCCACCTAAGTCGTTAGACTCCGAGTTAAAGACAGCTCCGTAACCTACAACAGTTGGCTTATCTCCGTCCATTCTAAGCTCTAAGTCTTGAACGTCAAAAGTTCTTACCTCAGCGTTAGGATTAGTTCTAATCTCAGATTTTTCTTCTTCCTCGTGTCCTGGATAGTGGTCATTCATATTCATTTTACCAATAATCTCTTTTGCTTGTTCGTGATTTTCAAATGGCATATAATAAACCTCTCCATCCATTGTATGCTCGTGATGTCCACTACCTCCAAGTTTTTCAGCCTCAGACTCAGCCTCATCTATTGTGTCAAATAAAGGTAGTTCAATTCCGTCAGTAATCATTGTACCTACTTTACCTCTTATCTCTTTTTCCATATTTTCTAAATGTTTATCTTCCATTTCTTTTTTTACTGGGTGATTATCTGGTAGTAAATCTGTGTCGTGTTTACCACCTTGATATCTTCCTTTTTTAAGAGCAAACAAAAAAGAATTTACTCTAGCCATCGCCCATTGTTCTGGACTTGATACGTTTGGTCTTACAGAGCCAGGATTGGTATTGTAAGCTCCTACACCTCTCTCAAATACTTTTACAAGTTCAGCGTAAGTAGTACGACCATTCCAAGCTAAATCCAGCTCTTTTATTTCTTCGTTATGTTCTTCAACTTTATTCTCTAAAGCCTTTTTTGTTTTATCACTAACTTGGCTTTCTTCTTTCTTGCCCTCTAGCTTTTTAGTTAGTTCTAAAATAACGTCTTTCATTCCTTGCTCTCCAAGTGTTCCAATCGTTCCCCATTTAATCTGAGCAACTACACCACCAACATTTGATAGATTTGGCTCTGTATCTCCCTTGAATTGTTTACCATCTTCAAAGTGTCTTTTTATCCAAGCCTCTCTCTCTTTTATCCATTCTCTGATAGCCTCAGTATCTTGGCCATCTCTTGCTCTTTCCCATAACATAAAAGCATCATTACCTCTTATGTTGCCTCCAGCTTTCCATATTTCTGGAGTCTGTTCTTTTATATTTTTAGCAAAGTCAAAGTCAAATTGTGGTTCTTCGCTATTTCTAAGACTTATCTTTTTATCGTCTCCTTTGTTTGGAAAGTTAGTTTGTCTTACCTCTTCATCTAATTGTAAAGAACATATAGCTAGTCTTTGGTCATCTTCATACTCGTTTACCATAGTATCATCAGCCATACATCTCTCGATGAACTCCTCGTTAGTCTCGTCTATATTTTTAGTAGGTATCGGCATCTATTCTTTATCCTCCTCCTCTATGTCTCCAACGGGAGCAAAATTCAACGGCATAAATAATTGGTCTCCCTCTGGACCTACTCTATTCAAGTCCTCCATTCGTCTAATCTCATTAATAGACAAAGCACCTATACTAGCCATTTCTCTGTAATAACTTGCACGAGATGAACTATCTCCTCTTAGTAAAGCATTAGCATCTAGCTTTATAGTAAACGAGCCAAATTCTGTTTCTCTAAATAGCTTTCTGTTAAGCTCTTGCTCTACCATTACCATATAAGGCATTAAAGTAAATCTTACGAAGTCAATACTTAAAGCCTCAATAGATGAATAGTTAGCAGCCTTCTCGAGATGACCAATCAAACTGAGGGGGACTTTGAAGCATCTCGCCACTTCTTCAATCTGGAAACGTCTAGTCTCTAAAAGCTGATACTTATTAGCATCAATGTTAGTTTGCTCGAACGTCATACCTTCCTCAAGGATAGCAGTCTTACCAGCTACAAACGAGCCACTATAGTTCTGATTCCAAGAGTTCTTTAATCTTGCTACAGCTTCTTTGCTTAGTTTGCCTGGATGTTTAATTACTCCACCAACTTGTGCAGAGTTTCCTAGATAACTATTTGCTGTATCGTTAGCAGCAATAGAAGTTGCTATTGTTGTGTTCTGTGCTTTCAATACGCTGACACCCTCACAACCATTAAAAGATAAGTTGAAAAAGTGTAACATATCTTCTTTCATTACACCAATCTCATAGTCTTTGATGTCGTAATAGATTTGTCCTTCGTGCTTAATTACCTTAACGTCTTGTGGATTGATAGGTATTAACTCTATTGGTCTAGCGTTAGAATCTCTAGAAATGTAGTAATACGCATTCCCCTCTAGCAATAAGTTAGTCATTAGAGTATCTAGGAATGTGTATGGCGTCATATAGCTGTTAGGATAACGAGCTAGTAGTCGGTAGATTGGATGGCTGACGTCAGTTATCTTATCGTCATCCTCCTCGACTCGGTAAACTTTTATGGGTAGACTTGCTATTGATTCGCTGATAACTCTAACACACGCAAAGACTGCGCTGAATGTTAAAGATGTATCTCTAGTTACTGCTGTTCTGTTAGCTGCACCATAGCCACCAAATACAGCCTTTAAAAAATTATCTCCACGCTTTTCTGAACGTAGGAAGTCAAATAGTCCCATAAATCTGTAATTACATTACAAAGATAAGAGAAATCGCAAAAGTCAAATCCACATTATACCTCTATCATCATAGGTAGATGAGTCGCTACTATCGTCATTCATATAGCATCCTAGAGCCATAACAAGAGCAACCATTCCGTCAATCTTTTCGCTTGACTTACTCTTATCCATTTTAATGTTACCAGCTGGGTCTGTTTTCATAGCTAAGTTAGAACACATCCAACGAAGTACTTTATTACCAGCGTGGTTAATCTGTTTGCCTAGTACTAGCTTCTCAAGTTCTTTAGTTGGGCTTGATAAACTACCAAATCCTTGACCGAAAGGTTCACAAGGTAAACCATCCTCAGCTAAATCTATTATTAATTGGCTTGAGTTCCATCTATCATAAGCAATAGACTTTATGTTTACAACCTCAGCTACTTCTTTTATTCTGCGTTTTATGTAGTTGTAGTCTGTTACATCGCCCTCTGTTAGTTCCATTAGACCTTCTTTCTCCCAACCTATGTAGTCTACTTGGTCACGTCTTGAACGGATAAAAGCATTTTCTTTAGGTGCAAAGAAGTAAGGAATTACTGTAAACCTATCATCCTCTGGAATGATTATGACAAACGCAGAAATATCCCTAACCGAAGCTAAATCTAATCCAGCGTAAGCTGTCATACCTTTGTAATCCTCTAAGTTTATTGGAGCTTTGTTACACTCCATCCATTGCTGGTCACTAAGCCATTTACTAGCTGATGACATCCATTGATTAAGATGTAACATTCTAAAAGTATTCTCATAGCTAGGTAACTTGATAGCTTTCTCTTGTTCTCTTTTAAGATAGTCTAATTTAACTACTCCAGTTTCTATACCAGGATTAGCTATTCTTAATGCTTCCTCTGTAGTCCAATCAGTTTCTAAATCACAAAAGTACTTAACGTAGTAAAATGAATCGTCTTTAATTATTCCCTCAGAGACTTTACGACCATACTCCTCAGTCTTGTAACATATAGACTCACGATTATAACCAGCAGTAGTAATGGCTATTGTCATTGGCTGACGTCTACTACCTACCGAAGTAGTCAAGGCATCCCAAAGGCTTGAATCTTTTTGAACAAAGAACTCATCCATACAAATAAAACTAGCGTTATATCCAAACTTACTAGATGCCTCAGAACTGATAGCCTTAAATGCTGAGTTGCTTTTCTCGTGGATAATAGAGTTCTTAAATACTTTTAGATTCTTGTTAAGTTGATTGTCAGCTCTTACCATACCACAAGCCACCTCGAAGATTATACCAGATTGCTGTCTATCATTTGCAGCAATGTAGCACTCAGCCGAAGGCTCGTTGTCAGCTATTAACATATACAAAGCTATTGCACTTATAAGAGTTGACTTTCCGTTCTTTCTAGGCAGACAAATATAAGCTGTTCTGAATCTCCTAAGTCCACTATCTCTATACTTCCAACCGAATAAATCTCTGACTATTGTTTTCTGAAATGGTTCTAACTTAAATGGCTGACCTCCTAACTCTCCTTTGATATGCTTGATGTGATTCTCGATAAAAAATATGCATCTTGTTGCTGCCTTGTCATCAAAGTAAAAAGTCTTGTCCTCTTTAAGTTTCATCAATCAAAGAAATTAAAATCGTCAGTCCTTTCTTCATCTTGTTCTGGCATACTAAGGGATGCTCTGCTGCTTGGAGTAAATCCAAATTGCGTAGCAATTTTAATTGCATTCTGTAAAGCGTTTTGCATTACCTTGTACTTAGGAGCAATCTTACTAGACCTCAACCGACCATCTTTGTCTACAGTCTGCTCTGTAAAGTTGCCTTGTAACTCTTGAGCTATCTCTCTGTAAATACCTATCTCATTGCAGTACGCTGCAAGGATTGATAAGTCAGTCAAGTGTAACATTTTAATATTGGCTAGTTCGTTAGTGACTAAATCCCATTCATCTGCACCTTGTTTATTGAGAAAGGAGGGAGCTGAAGGCATTGAGACAACTGCCGAAGTCTCCATCTCGTTTCCCACTAATCGAGACTTTTCAATAGTACCTTTCAACTCCTTAATCTTTGTTGGTATTTTTTTTCTCCCTCTCAAAATATTCTAGTTTGTGCTTGGTGGTTTTTTATTCTTTTGATAGCGTTGTCGTAGTATTCTTTGTCAAGCTCATAGCCAGTTAAATCGTAAC